GTCATATCGCAAGTATGTATTTCACAACTGAAAAAGTTGTTGAGGAGGAATATGATTATGATGGTTACAAAGAAGTATTCTTGGATGAAGATGGAATGACTGAATTTTATTCCAATCCAGAAGTCAATCTATATGACCTACATATTAATGAATACTTGTTGGTACATAATACTGATGGCGAATGCGTGGACCGCTTATGCTGGACTGGTGAAGGATATAGACATTTGAGTTATAATAATTTTAATTCTCGCTGGTTTGGTGATGTAAAGCCTATGAAGGGTGATATTTATCAATCGCTTGCAGCAGATAGCTTAATGAATAACAAGATTACCTTGATTAAAGGACCCGCGGGTTCCGGTAAAACATTCTTAAGTCTGGCCTTCTTGATGCATAAACTAGAAAGAAATAAAATTGATAGAATTATTGTGTTCTGTAATACTGTTGCCACTAAGAATTCCGCTAAATTGGGATACTATCCTGGTACCAGAGATGAAAAGCTTTTAGACTCTCAAATCGGTAACCTCTTAATTAGTAAATTTGGTGGACGACTTGCTGTTGAACAAATGATTCAGCAAGAAAAATTAGTTTTATTACCATTATCAGATATTCGTGGTTATGATACTTCTGGTATGTGTGCTGGCATTTATATTTCAGAAGCTCAAAATATGGATGTTGAATTAATGAAATTAACTCTACAACGTATTGGTGAAGATAGTATCTGTATCATTGATGGTGACTGCAAGACGCAAGTAGATGATGTTCACTTTGCGGGAAGTAGTAATGGTATGAGACGAGCTTCACAAGTATATAGAGGCGAAGATGTTTATGGTGAAATCACTTTAAAGAACATTCATCGCTCTAGAATTGCAAAAATTGCAGAAAAAATGTAATTTAATATATGTTAACCCTAGTGGAAAAAATCCACTAGGGTTTTTTCATATCCATTTTTAGAAAGGAGAGAAAAAATGGCTATTAAAACCTATAAAAAGGGTACAGCAGTAACCTTGAGTACCAATTTTAAATCAACAGAATTTGATTGCCACGGTTCAGGATGCTGCTCTTCTACTAAAGTAGACGAAAAGCTGGTCGAATATCTCCAAAAGATTCGAGACCATTTTGGTAAGTCTGTAAATATTAACAGCGGTTACAGATGCAAAACTCATAATGCCAGTGTTGGTGGAGCATCTCAATCTAATCATATGGATGGAGAGGCCGCAGATATTAGAATTAATGGAATTACTCCACTTGAAGTAGCTCAATATGCTGAACATATTGGAGTTTTAGGTATTGGTGTATATAGCTGGGGTGTTCATATTGATACTCGTACCTCTAAATATTTCTGGTATGATGGTGGCGCAAGCAATGTGAAAACTTTTGGCGGCACTTTCAAGGAAGAAGAAAAGAAAGAAGAAAAACCTGCGGAGACTGTAATTAAAGAAATGTATAGAGTACGCAAGTCTTGGGCTGATGCAAAATCTCAAATTGGCGCATATACTGTATTACAAAATGCTAAAAATGCTTGTAATAAAGCTGGAATTGGCTATTATGTTTTTAATTCAAAAGGAGAAGTGGTTTATTCAACCACTATTCAAGAAACTCCAAAAGAAGAAGTTGAACTAGATACAAGTAAAATTGATACCAGTGCGGTAGATCCTAAAAAGATGTGGGATTATTTTAAATCTCAAGGACTAAATGATTATGGCATTGCTGGTTTAATGGGAAATCTGTATGCTGAATCTGGATTAAAGGCTTGCAATTTACAAAATACTTATGAAAAATCTTTAGGTATGACTGATGCAGAATATACTGCCGCAGTTGATGCAGGGACATATACAAACTTTGTAAATGACAGTGCTGGATATGGTTTAGCTCAATGGACTTATTGGAGCTTAAAACAAGAAATGCTTAATTATTTCAAAAAGAAAAATAAATCCATTGGAGATGGAGATACTCAAATGGAATTCTTAGTTCATTAGTTATCAACTAGCTACAAGTCAGTCTGGACTACCCTACAAACTGCTACGTCTATTCTGGAAGCGTCAAATGCAGTACTGTTAAAGTTCGAGCGTCCTGCTGACCAAAGTGTAAATGTACAAAACAAGAGAGCTGAATATGGTAAAGTATATTATGATAAATATGCTACTAAGAAAGAAGAAATAAAGATTGAAATTCCAGAAGAAGGAGGAAAAGGTAAAATGAAATACTCAAGTTCAAATAAGCCTTTGTGTTGTATGCAGACAAATAGCACTTGTTATAAAGGAACTTCTATCATGACAATTAAAGGTGTATTATGGCACTCTACTGGTGCTAATAATCCTAATTTAAAGCGTTATGTACAGCCAAGCGATAATGCTCCTGATAAAGATGAGTGGATTAAGTTATTGGGCAAGAATTCTTATGGCAATGACTGGAATCATACTAGCGTATAGGCTGGTTTAAATTGCTGGATTGGTAAGTTGGCTGACGGAACTGTAACTACTGTACAGACTATGCCTTGGAATTATCGTCCTTGGGGTTGCGGTAGTGGTAATAAAGGTTCTTGTAATAATGGTTGGATTCAGTTTGAAATCTGTGAAGATGGATTAACTGATAAAACTTATTTTGATAAGGTATATAAAGAAGCTTGTGAAATCACTGCTTATTTATGTAAATTATATAATATTGACCCTCATGGAACTGTTACTGTAAATGGTGTTAAAGTTCCTACTATTCTATGCCACGCTGATTCTCATAAGTTGGGATTAGGCTCTAACCATGGTGATATTGATCACTGGTTCCCAAAACATGGTAAATCTATGGCTACTGCTCGTGATGACGTTGCTGAATTGATGGGTGGTAAAACTTCTGTTATTGAACCTATTAGTCCAGAACTAGAAGTCGAAAAAGAGATGTATCGTGTAAGAAAAGATTGGGATGACCCCAAGAGTCAGATTGGAGCATATACTGATTTAAATAACGCAAAGACAGCTTGCGATAAGGCTGGAGAGGGATATGAGGTTTATAATTCTAAGGGTGTGGCCATTTATCCTAATGCTCCAGTAGAAGATAATAAAGAAGAGTCTTCTGCGGCCCCCACTTTTAAGAGCGGAGACGCTGTAAGTTTAGTCGCAGGAGCCACTTATACGGACGGTAAAACCATTCCTGGTTGGCTATTTAAGTCTAAATTATATGTTCGTGAAGTAAGAAAAAATGGAGATATTGTGTTCTCTACTGTGACTACTGGCCCTATTACCGGTGTTACTAAATCAAGTAATTTAGTAAAATATGGTGAGATACCTGTGGCCGCACCTTCTACTCCAAGCTTCCAACCTTATCTAGTACGAATTAATACCGATGTATTGAATGTTCGTGCGGGAGCTGGCACTGGATATAAAATTACCACTCAAGTTAAACGCCATGATATTTATACTATTGTTGATGAAAATGATAAGTGGGGTAAATTAAAGTCCGGCGCAGGCTGGATTCACTTGGATTATACCAAAAAGATTTAATTTGTTTATTATAACTCATTCTGAAAGTTTTTATTATTTTGAATTTCAATATAGTGCCTGTGGTGCACAAATGTAGTGGCAAGCATAATAAAACGGTATAAGATATATGAAATAGTTAAAATATGATAAGACAAGTAGGAATGAGTTATTTTTATTTAAGGAAGTGTTGAAAAAATGAAAAAGAAAAAGACCGAAAATAAAATGGAATTTTCTAAACGTTTACTGCTTCAAGAGTCAATGTTAATTTGGATTATTACTATTGCTTTTATTATTTTAGCTTTTGTATGCGTAACAAATCAATTCTTCGGTGAGTTACCCTGGTTGGCTGCCATGTGCGCCTTCCCTTGGACCGCATATGGAGCAAGTCAAGCATTCTACTTCCGCAAAGCGGAACGAGAAAATACAAAAGGCGGTATTAAATATGAGACCGTAATGGTGGATTATCATCCAGATATTTCACCTGATCAATTCGATGAATCCGCAAATGGATAATAAGGAGGATTAACTATATGGAATGGCTACCTATGTTATATGAAATTTTACAGGTTTGTGTAATCCCTCTATTGGGTGTTTTAACTGCTTATATCGTTAAATTTATCAATGCAAAAAGTGCTGAAATTCAGCATAATGTTGATAATGATAATGCTGATAAGTATATTGGAATGGTTGCTGATACTATTTCTGCCTGCGTTATCGCAACTAATCAAACCTATGTTGAAGCATTGAAGAAACAGAATGCTTTCACTGTCGAAGCTCAGAAAGAAGCATTCCAATTAACTTATAATGCTGTTATGGCTATTTTAACCGATGATGCTAAAGATTATTTAGCTGAGATTTATGGTGATGTAGCTGCTTACATCACTAATAAGATTGAGGCTGAAGTTAATATTAGCAAAATTGTTCCTGTTGAGTAATTAATAAAAGGGCGAGACATTTAATTGTCTCGCCCTTATTTTTTTTATCTCATTAAGGAAATTTCAGTTGATTTTTTAAAAAATCTTTGCTATAATATAGATGTAAGAAAAAATCAAAGGAAATTTGAAAGGAGAAAGATATGTCAGATTATGGCGTAAAAGACATAAAGACACTAGAAGGTATCGAAGCAATTCGACTACGTCCTGGTATGTATTACTCTTTTCAACCAACAAAGGAACTATAAATATGCTACAATTTGTAATTATATTTTATATTTTAGCAAACATTTCTATTCTCTGGGCAATTGAAAAAGCACAAAATCGTTGTAAATATAATACCCTTTATTGTCGTGATACTAGAGCATCTATGGGAATGTTTGCCTACAAGACAGATATTGAAGCCGCAAGAGATTCTCTTAATCAACCAGAATCTAAATTTTAATATCTGCGGCCGCACGCCTACTAGCGGAATAGGAGTTAGTTTCACCGATTCCGTCCCGGTATTGGTCCGGAATGGAAAATTGACTTTTATCAATTTTTATGATATAATAGAAAGGTAAGGTGAATTTCTATGTATCAAATTTATAAAATAACTAATCAAAAAAATGGAATG